TAAAATCAAATCCAAAAGGATTGATACCAATTTTTTGAACTCTAGGATCAAATGAACTAATACCTTTTGCATTTAATGCAGCTAAGTTAGCTGCTCTTTTTGCTTTTTCAGTATATGTAGTATTTATATTTATTGGATTATCAAATTTATCTACACCTACTGTAACTGTTGGTGTAGGCATATTTTTATATTGATTTGCTCTAGCACGATCAGTGTTGTCCATACCTAAATTTGTTTCTGCACTTTTAGTATTAGCTACATTTGCTTTTTCGCTACCTAAATCACCTGTGTCTCCTGATCCACTATATCCACCTGTACCTCTAGCTTCATCTCCGTAATCTGAACCACGATACCCAGGTCTTTTTCCACTAGAACTTTTTGCAACTCTTTGACCTGCTTTATATTTTAATCTTTTATCTATCACTATCTTCTTCCTCCTGAGTGTACATCTAATCTAAATGTACCTAGCTTCCAGTTACTATCTATTGCAGTGTTTGATATAGTTAAAGCAATTTGTCTAGCTCTTGCTCTAGTATCAACTTTTGTTGTAGTTGGAGTTAATGTAAATGGACCTAAAGGTGAACTTGTTGCAGCGTCATTCGGATAATCTCTTAAATCTAATTGTACAATAGCATTTCCTGTTTGTATAATAAAGTCAGGAATAATTCTACTCACCCTCATTATAAATTCTCCATCTCCTCTAAATGAGATACCTTCTCTTTGGTCTTGTGTAATATCATAATCCCCTGAAGTAATACTTGCCGGTACAGCATAACTAGTGCCACCCTTAATATAATTTACTCCGGTTTCATGTTCATAGTAAATAGAAATACCATCTGTGTTACCTACTGTACCACAAGTATCCGTATCTGCGTCGTACTGAGTTGCATGAGGTAAACCAAATACAGCTGAATCTTCCCAAGTTGTTCTAGGGAAAATTGAACTAGCATTAGTAAACCAAATAGGTCTTTCTCTTGTTGAATCTAGATAACTGTATGTAACTGATCTATCAACTACATTTGAACCTGAAGTACAATAGAACCAAGTAATCTCACCAAATAAATTATTAATACCACAATACACTAATTGATTAGAACTTGTATTAAGATCATCATAAACATAATCTTCTACTAAACATTGCATAGATTGTAATTGACCCGTGTATCTAAAGAAACCATTATCAGACATCCAGTAAGCCGCACCATCTACTTCAACGGCTGCATTCTTACCTAGTAATCCACAGTTATTTCCAACTTGCTCATAAGCAAATGTAAATGGAGTTCCAACAAATCTCATTGTAAATAAAGAAGTATCAGTCCAAACATAAATTGCATTTCTTCCAAGTTTAGCGCCCACGATCCGTGATCCAGCAGCCAATCTTTGTGTACCAGCACTATTGATTGCTGTTGGTGCGTAGTCATTAATATTTTCTTGAGAAGAGAATCTTATAAACATATCGTCTTGTGATGTTTTATCTCCAATTGTAGTTTCTGTTCCAAAGAATACTAAGTGTCTATCTGGTGTTGATACTAACATGTCCCTTGACGCTGTCGGTGCACCTGAAATAATTGTTGCTCGTGTTGCTGTTGCATTACTTGCATTTGAATCCCATTCAAAACATTCTCCATTAACAATTAAAGCAATTAAAGTTTGACCTAGATTGTCCAAGGACCATTGACCGGGGTCCGCTACAGAATCTGTACTCGTTGATGCTTCTCCCCAACCTATGTAATCGGTTCCATTAGTAACCGTAGCTCCACTAGAATAAGTTGATGCAGAAGTTCCTCTTTGTGCTCTAACTACTCCGGTTAATTCTGTTCCACTGATCCCAGTGTACTTTATAAATTCTGTGCCAACTAAAATATAAGATGTTCCTGAAGTTGGAAAATCAGCTACACTTGTTAATGTAATTCCTGTTGTTTGTCCTGTGCTAGTAATCGCTGCACTTAAAGTAGTTGTTTTAGCACCAACAGCTGTTCCACCAAAAGATGAAATACCATAACCATAAACTCCTAGTTGTTGAGCCGGTCCTACCGGGTAATAATATTTAACTGATAGATCTCCGTCGGTTGCAGAAGCACTAGCGTTAGATGCCATAGTAATAGTAACTGAAGTAGTATCAACTACCGAAGTTATCATAAATGTTTTGTTATCAAAATCAGCAGCGGAATAACCGGAACCTGTTGGTGGTGTAACATTTTCAAGAAATAAAATATCTCCAGCAGTCATACCGGTAGTTGAGGATAAAGTAATAGTAAGAATAGCTGAACCTGAAGTACAAGCTAGTTTATCTGTTAGTGCTCCAAAGTCGGTTTTGATAGGATGAATGTCATAATAAACTCCACCTGTGTAAGCATATAAAATTCTATTAGTTCCTAGAATAGCATACTTGATTGATGTTTTATTAACCATGTGATGTAGTGCTCTTGTTGGACCACATAAATTAGTAGATCCTAATTGAGCCCAGCCACCGATCTTCTCCGGTGTACCATATCTAAAACGTACGTTCTCGCCACCAGTCCATTGAGACTCAGCTCCTGTTTCAGTAACTTGTTTATTAAATCCTGGTGCAAATCCTAATTTTTGTAGCATAACTATCGCAGTATATAGGCTTTATTGAGGCATGTAAATATATTTAAAATAACTGGTTAGGAAAAGCTTGTAAATTAAAATGAATAAATCTAAAGTTTTCTTCTCCGCTGTCTACTCTAAAACCATGTGGTAAGTAACTATTAAAAAGAACTAAGTCTCCTGGTCGAGGGTGATAGTTAATATGAGGTACCCCTAAAGTTAATTTATTATTATCTTTTTCTTCTAATTTTGTCATTATTGCTCCTGGTCTAGGATCATAAAATACGGGAGTTGAAGTCTTATCAGAACACTTTAAAAAATAAAAACCAGACACGTGTTGATTATAGTGACAGTGGGGTTCATGATGACCTGCACCTTCTTTTGGAAATTCTTGTACCCAAAGTTCAGTAAACATACATGTATATTTTTTCATATTAAAACCCTGTTTGTCTAAAAAATCTATACTCATTTTTCCAACTAAATCAGTTAAAGGTTTAAAATTTTTATCTTCAGTTAAAGAATTAGAATGATTAGAGACCCCAAATTTTCTACCATCTTTTGCTATAGACTCATCAATATATTTATCACAGTTAGAATCTAAATATAATAACTCTGGTTGATTACTATACCAAATAGGAGTTACAAATTGTTGTAATTCTTTTACTTCGTTATTATTATATTCCATTCTAATTTATATTTACCATAATTTAAAATCCATATCCATAAGAAAGAGTTATCCTTGGAGTTATGCCTATTGATTGATGAGGCTCTCCTGCAAAGATTCTTAATAAATCTCCATTTTCTAAATAAATAATTTCATCATTTACTCGATAACAAACTTTTCCATGAACATTTAATAAACAAACATCATAGGTATCTCTATGAACATTGCCGCCTATACCAGGAGAAAAACTACAAAATATATCAAGATCTGCTTTTAAATTATTTTTATTAAAATTGTTTTCTAATTTTTTCATAAATTCAGAAAACATAGGGTGTTGATGAATTTGCTGTATTTGATAGACACCTTTCATTACTTGGTCATTAACTACGGTTCCAACTTGTTTTGAGGTCAAATTAAAATTAATAGTCATTTCAGGTATAATATTAAAATCAATTTTTCTATCAAATTTATAATAAGATTTTATAATTCTATTTTTAATCATTATTAGAATACCAACTAGGAAGACCTAATGCAGGTCTATTATCGTACAAATTTTTATTACCTCTAGCTTTATTGTAATGTAAAAAAACTTGTACACATTTTTCACCTTCAAAAGGTTCTCTCCAATGTTCTAAGTCACAACCTTTATATATTAAAATATCTCCCGGAGTAAGAACAACTTTCTCTCCTTTCATATTTCTTTCGCCAGAAGGTTCTAAATATATAGGCCATTTATCCCCGCCTAAATTCATAGTACAAGATATCTCACAGCTAAACCGATCTTTGTGTCTTTTTAATTCATTACCTCTTAAATAATTTCTAGCAAAAGTATAAGTAGGGTTTAAATTAAAACCTGTTATTTTTTCCATTATGTCTTGGCATTTTAATAACAAAGTATCCATAGCGGGATCTCCATAAATATTAAAAACATTTTCTCCTATTTGCTCATCACCAAATCTACCGTGTATATCTTCATAAGGAGAAATATATTGATCTTTTAAAAGAAAGTCTAGGCAACGTTCTTTCATCAATAAATAATTATAACAGAATAAAGCTAGATCTTTAGAAATAGCTTTTTTGACAACAGTAAAGTTATTTTTTTTAAAGCTGTATTTTTTCATCTATCCATTCTTTATGTGTTTTTAACTGACTTTTATTATGTTTATTTTTAACATTGTTGTCAATATGATTATCAATCATATTTTTAACAAACTCTGGAACAAAATTATATTGTTCAATTAATCCTTTTTTATAAGTTTTAAAAAAACCAATTCCATAAAGAACTTGAATAAAATTTTTACCCCAAAATAATTTATAATCAGAATCTTGCATGTCGTCATCTATGGGTAATCTTGATTTCCATAAATTAAGAATTTTTTTTAAACTTAAAGGAGCTTTTATCTCTGTAAAATTTTTCCAAAAACTATTATTTTTTTTCCATGCTAAATAATGCAGATAAATAAAGTCTCTTATATTATCCATTATATTTGCAACTTGATTATTATACTGTTCTTTAACTGCTGTAGAGGGGTTATGTAAATTATGCATTAATAAATATGTTTGTTGTATAGATGTTCCAATAGAAGTAGCTTCTAAAGGTTCTACAAAATTAGAAGATAAACCGATTGCTACACAATTTTTTATCCAGGATTTATCTAAACGACCTGGGTCAAACTTAATATGTTTACCTACTTTTATTTTATGACCTAATTCTTTTTCTAATTCTTTTTTAACTTTTTCAGGTGTAGTATATTTGTCAGAAAAAATATATCCGTTACCAGATCTCCCTTGTACAGGTATTTTAAATCTCCATCCAAAATCCATAGCTTTAGCCAAAGTCCATGCGTTGTAGTTATCTTCTTCAGGAGTTTGAAAAGTTATTGCTGAGTTTACTTTTAAGTATTTGCTGTATGATTTCCATTTAGCTCCTAATTTAGAAATTAGGAGTCTTTTAAATCCCGTGCAATCTATGTAAAAATCTGCTTGGTATTTTTTAGTTTTACTTTTAATAAAAGATATACCTTTTGAATTTGTTTTAACATCTTCAATAATATCATCTATTATTTTTATACCTCTTGTTCCACAGGTTTTTTCTAAAAAAATATTTAATTTATGGGTATCAAAATGATATTGATTAGGAATTAAATCTGAAGGCATTTTATTTTCATAAAGGCAATCGTGATTTAATCTTTTATTTTCTAAAATTAATTTTAAATAAACAAGATGTTCTTGTCCTCTATACATGTGAAAGTCTGAGTCTACACTATGTAAATATTGTTTTTTACCCCATCCTTCAAACATAATTCCAAATTTGTACGTAGCGCCACATTCTTTAAGCATTAAACTACGATCTATATTTACAAAGTGTAAAAAATCATCCCAGTGTTCGGTTGATCCTTCTCCTACTCCTATAATGCCAATTTGTTTTGATCTAATTACAGTGATATTAATTTTTTCTCTATATTTTTCTTTTAAAATTAATGCAGCGGTGTAACCTGCAGTGCCTCCTCCTACAACTATTAAATCCATGGTTGACCTAACTGCCATGAGACTAAACTATATCTAGTTCCTTTTGTTACTTTAGTAACTTGATGGTGAATAAAAGAAGGAAAAACAATTACACTTCCTTTTTGTCTTAACTGAAAACATTTTTCTTGAACAGAATTTTTTTCATTTTTAAAATTAAATTCTAAGTCTCCACCTTCATATTCACTTCCATCATTTAAAGAACAAGTAACAGAAAGTTTTCTTATTTTACCTTTTTTATTATTATTTTCAGTGTAGGGCTCATCCCACCCATCCATGTGCCATCCATAAAATTGACCTTCTGAATATCGAGTAAACTGCAAATCTTCACTAAAATCCCATTGCCAATTCCAACCAGCATTTTTATTTGCCATGTCTACAAAAGGTGCAATTCTTTTGTATATCCATAATGAGTTTAACCAAGAGATGTTAGAATTTCTATCTTTTTGTTTTAACTCATTGAGTTCTGTTTTAGTCAAAGGATTTTGTTTAAAGTCTCTATTTCTTCCTTGCTTACCTGTTAAAGCAATTTGTTTATTAGCTTTATTTCCAAAATCAATTAACTCATTACAAAATTTGTGAGAAAGGGCTTTAGGAAAAACCCAATATTTATTTTTAAGAATCATAATTAAAACCTATTACTAATTTAAAAGTATGTGTTTGATTTAAGTCAATACATGAAGAATGAAAACGACTTGCGTCATATATAATACATCTGTTAGGGTAAGCCCCTATTTCTATCTCAGGATATTTGTCCCAATAGTTTTGATAAAAAGCTGTACCTCCGTGTATAGACTGATCAAAATAAAGTATGGCTGCTAATTCTTTATTGTCCCGATGAACAAATCCATATTTCCCATTAGCTTGATTACTTTTTTTAACTTCATTAATAATTGTTTTTCTAGCGTTCATAATAAAATTTTTTATTTTACATTCTAGTATATCTTCTATTTTTTTAATTACAAATTTTTCTTGTTTAGAATATGTACACTCATTAATAGGATAAAATTCCATTCTATTTTCTAAAGAATTTTTACTAGGTTGTTCAGTAGAAATATATTTTAAATTAAATAAATCTTTTTTTATATCTAAAAATTTTTCTTTGTTAAAAAAATTATTTTCTATATAAATAGTTCCATTTAACAATGCGTTATAAATTTTCATCATTTAAAAATTATTATATTAATTCATAATTAATATAAAGAAGTTGTCTATTTTTTTCTTTAGATAAATTTTTATCTGTAAAATAATCTAAGTCACTATTAAACAAGTAATAATCTCCTTCTTTCATTACGAATTCGGAATAAGCATGTTCTGCTTTATAAGAAGGGTGTTGAATTATAATGTTACCTTCACCTTTTATTACTATCACTGCAGTCATGTGAGGGGATGTATGGTAGTGGTAGGGAAAGTAATGATTTCTTTTATGATTACATTCTAAATATACATTTATAGATCCTAACATATCTATAGGAACGGGAGAAGCTAATTTTTTAACACGAAATTGGTCAGAAAAATATTTATTAATTCTATCTAAATCTGTAGATCCTTCTAATTTTATATCTCGATAAAGATTGTTTTCTATAGGTCCAGTATTTATATAGTTATTTATAATAAGGCTAGATATAGTTTGTAGATCTACGTTAATTTCTTTGCAAGGAAGATTTCCTGTAAATATATCTTTTGTAACTACTGTCTTTCTTTCCATAAAAAATGTTTATCACATTTTTAAATTTTGTCAATCTAAGGGACGTCGTGCCATACACCATCATCTTCATTCCAAAATGATTGATGTAAATTATCAGGATTTCCTATTGGAGCTTCCCATGTATTGTTGTCAGCATTGTATACCCAACTTGGATAAGGTTTTACGGGTTTAAAAAAAGTTCCTGTCCATACACTAGTAGTTCCACAGTGAGGAGCATCTGTAGCATCAATCCATCTTGCTGCAGGAATTCCTGTAGCTTTTTCTAGATGATTTTTACATTTAGCATCTGTAGATAAATTAGGGCAAGTTACTTTTTCTACAACTGTTGTGTTATCCGTATCTAATTGTGCATATATTTTTACAGTCATGATTAAGCTATTTTATACCTTATTATTACTACTCCGGTTCCGCCTACTTCTGATCCACCATAGGGTGATCCCTTTCCAGAGCCGCTGCCTCTGCCATCAAGTCCTCTGTTTCCGTTAGGACCGGCATTGTGTCCACCTGCTCCTGAAGTTGATGAATTAGGTCCGCCAGCATTTCCACCTGAACCCCCAGTATAATGGGTTCCACCGCCGCCGGCTGCATAAATTACACTACTTCCTGTAATGTCCGAAGTACCGCCGTTACCACCGGGACCCCCATTAGTACCGTTTCCTGCGCCACCGGTTCCGCCCATTCCGCCGCCGCCTTTTCCATCGTAAGGTGAGCCTGTAGTTGGACTTCCTGCTGGAGGTCCACCGGGATTTCCTTGAGAGGGACTTGTGGGAGGAGTGTTTCCGTTTCCGCTTCCGCCTCTATGGCCTGATCCGCCACCACTTCCACCAGAATTTGCAATGTGACCTCCCCCAGGCTCCCTACATCCATTGCCTCCTCCTGTAGAAGTAATTGGTCCAAAACTTGAATTTCCGCCTCTTGAACAAGGGTTAGGTGATCCAACTACAATTGGATATGTTGTAGCTGAAACTTGAATTCCAGATGTTGGGCCTGATCCTGCTGAACCGGTTGATGCTGGGTAAGTTCGGTTTGTAGAACGATATCCACCTCCTCCTCCACCTTGAGATCCACCCCCGGCTGCAACGACTAAATAATCTACATAATCTCCGTCACCACCACATCCTGCTGGAAAACCTGCAGAACAAACTACAAAGTCTCCTGACGATGTAAATGTATGAATTTTATAATCTCCATCAGTAGTTTCAGTTCCGCCTGATGCAACAATAAATGTGCTTGAAGAACCACCAGCACCAAATCCTAAGACTTGATAACCAAAAGATTTACCTCTTCTGTTTTTAATATTTTTTGTGTTCTTACTTGATGTAAGTTTATTTTTTAAATCTCTCATATCTAAATTCCTTATGCGTCGTTAGCTGCGTCAGTAGTAAAGAATATTTTAATACCAAGAACTCTAGCATCCCCAGTAAAAGTATCTGTACCTGCGTTTGCATCTCTATATAATTGAAAATAAGTTTGTTGATCAACTGCAGGAGAACCTGCGATTGTAACTGCAGTACTTACCGGAGAAACTTGTTGATCCTCAACTGTTCCTATACCGGCGTCTGTAATATTTACTGCTGTTCCGTAAACAACATCAATAGTATCACCATCACCGATAGCCACACCTTGTAAACCAAATATACAGTTATCTGTATTTGTACTACTTGGAGTCCAAAAAACTTGATAAGTTATTGTACCTTCATTCCATGATTTAGGAAAAGCTACTGAAAATTGTGCAAATTCATCTGTACCTGCATCAAAGTCTAATACATTCATATCAGGTCTTGTTGCTGTTGTTTCAATTTGTTGTGCATCAGCACCGTTAGTTGTTGCTCCATACATTGCTGAAGCTGGAACCCACATAGTCTCCAGTCCTGCAATTTTTAAAGCTGAACCTGCGCCTTGTAAAACACCAGTACCTTTTGGTACTAAATTTAATCCAATATTAGTATCTCCACCTGTTGCTGTAAATGCTGGGTTATTACCTGCTGCTGCATTAGCATATGTTAATTCATTAATTGCTGAAGCTGTTGCTGTTAATAAAAATAATTCAGCTCCGTTAGTATCTAAAATTGAAGTTCCAATTTTAGGTGCTGTTAAAGTTTTATTTGTTAAAGTTTGTGTTCCAGTAAGAGTTACATCTCCAGCTGAAGTCGAGAATCCTGTGTCGTAAATACCTGTGTTTGTTGCAACACCATCTGCATATAATATTTTCCAACCTTTATCCGTAGTTGCCCAAGTGACCGTGGCCCCTGAACCAGATGCAGCTTTTAATTGAACAGTGTACGAGCCTGTAGTTGCATTTTGGATAATGTAAAAATTTTCCATTAGAACTGGTAAAGTTACAATTTGATTTCCTGTAATTGTACCTGTAAGTTTTATAATTCTATTTTGAGCTTTACCTGTTAAAGCTCCATCATCAACATCTAATTCAGTTGTTGCTGCACCACCAGCGATTGATACTTCTAAATATCCACCAGTAATTTGTTCTACTAAATTTAAATTTGCGTTAGTTTTTGTTCCCCAAGTACCAGCGTTTTCGCCGGTTGCCATTAACTCTAGGCCGAGATCCGTGTATGTTGATGCCATAATTTTGTTCTCCTATTAAGCTGCGTGATTAACGTCTGTATACGATGTATTGCCTGTTATGTCAACATCTTCGTATCCAATTGTTCCTAAACCTACAGTCTGTAAACTAGCAGTAAACGCCTGTCCTGTCAATCCTACAATCATGTTTGTTGGACTTATTGCTCCTACATCTGCTGCAAAAGTTACACCGGTTAAACCTACTGCCATACTATCTACAGTAGTAGACCCTATATCAGCACTTAATGTAACACCGGTTAAATTAATTAATTCTATTGAACTCGGTTCAAGATCTGCTGGATTTGGTGCAGTAATTTGTAAACCTGTTAAATTAATAAGTTCAGTGGGTGTAACTACTAATGATCCTACAGCAGCAGCTGCTGTAAGACTTGCTAAACCTTGTGTATGATCTGATCCGTTATTTATATTTAAAGTACCAAGACCTGTACCTATTGTTCCAAGTGAAGAAATAGGAAATATCATATCAAGTCTACTGATTGTAAGATCACCTAAATCAGCAGCTAAAGTTACACCGGTTGGTACAATTATACTTTCAGGTTTAAATGTAAATTCTCCTCCCCATTGTCCATCACCAAATGAGTTTATTCCCCAACCTTCTGGTCCAAGATGGGCAGACATTGATAAACCCTCTATTGAAACAGTTGTAGTATTTTGTCCCCAGTTACCAATACTCCATTCATCTCTACCCCAACCTTCTTCAGATTGTGCATAAGGTAATTCACCTAACTCTGAAGTTATATTTAAACCAGTAAGTGCAATTGTAGGACTATAACTTTCTCCCCAAGGTTCTTGACCCCAGTTATCTCTACCCCACCCTTGTTCAGATGAAGCTACTATTGTGCCTATGTTTGCCGATAAAGAAATTCCAGAAACGACTGTAGTAAAATTATTTTGATTTCCCCAATCTCCTTGTGACCAGGTAGTACCGGATTCGTTCCAAGAGTTAGCCATAAGGATTTACCCCCTATGCTGTTAATCTCAGAATAGCAGACGATGCGTCGTTAGTTGGAAATTGAATTGTAAAAGTTCCTGAAGAAACAGTTTTGTCTCCACCGAAAGCTATAGCACATACAGCTTCTGTAGTACCAGAACCACCGTTTGCTTGTGTGTTATAAATTAAACAACCATTAGCTGTGAAAGATGCTGATGTCCAAGATGTATCAGAAAAATCTGTGAATGCAGTAGTACCAGTTAAACCTACACCAGTATTTACAAGAGTGTTTCCTGCTGTTGTATATCCACTACCGTTTGCTACTTCGTTTGTAGAACTATAATCTGTAGTAGTTGCATCTAAAGATGCTGAACTTGTATACAAAGCTATTTTAAAAGTGTCCCCACCTGATCCGTTAGCATCAAAATCATGATAACCTTGAAATAATTCTTTTTTGAAACTTGAACAAACTGCTGATGATATTGCCATAATTTTTATCTCCTAATTTATTTATGGTGACGGTGAATCAATTTTAATTCTGACAGTTCCGTCAGTGTAATCGTCTCTTCTTCGTCTCCCTAATTGCGTTCCCGCAATCTTTTGTAATTGATTATTATACTTTCCTTCGTACAATGTCAACATATCTGTTGGTCCTTTTAAAAAAGAAAATGCTTGTGATAAAGCAGCATTTAAAATTAATTCTGG